TGATTTCCGTAAGAATGGTGGAGTGATGAATCACGAAACTGTCGAATCTATCCAGAAACGACGCAAACCATTTACTGTTGATTATACAGGATTTGGTTGGGTACTGATCAAGAAGGGTGTCTTTGAAGAAATGGAATACCCCTGGTTTGCTCCTAAGATGCAAGTCTTTGAGAGTGGGAATGTTCAGGACATGTGTGGTGAGGATGTCTCATTCTGTCTTGATGCAAAAGAAATGGGTTATGATATCTGGTGCGATCCTCGTATCAGAGTTGGTCACGAAAAAACTCGCGTTATCTGAGGTACTGAATTATGATGATGAAAGGCGGCACTTATGTTAAGAGTAAGCCGAAGAAAACTCGGCAAGGAAACTCGCAGCATACTTTATTATCCGCGACTTCTCGTAACAAAGCAAAAAAGAAGTATCGTGGACAAGGAAAAGGTTAAATAGAACCAGTTACATTCGTTTATAATGTCTGCGTTAATTTGTAACCTCCCATCGGTTGAAGTATGGGTAAGAAAAGAATATCTTACTGATCATCAATCTGGTCATGGTGAATTCGTTAAAGGCGTCTGGGTGTCGTGTAAGTCGATACCTGGGCGCACTTTTTATTTTGAGACATACTTACCAGAGTATGCTGCTATGTACGATAAATTGCCCATCAGTGCGTTTGTAAGCGCCCCTGAGACGCCTAGTCCTGATATGGACCTACCTAACCTACAATTCTGGAATTGCATGGATTACGGCGTTGTAGCGGTCACTAAGCAGTTCATTGGTTCGATGGACTATGAACTGTATACACGCGACTTTGGTATTCAAAAAGGTACATACATCTGCACGATTGATAACTATCATCAGGATCCTGAGGTAGTTGACTATGCAACAAGTGAAAATCCAGCTGAGCATAAGTCTCATAACTTGATTGAACTTGAAAATGGTCAGTATGCACTGTATCCTAATAACAGAATGCGTATCTATGACAATAGTTTGACACCTGTTGAACCAAAAATGCCCGATTTTAAGGTTTCAACTCAATATTATCAGGTTGAAAACGGTTTTGAACGTCTTGGAATGGGTCGTGAAGACGAATATTTCTGGAAAACGTCAAAAGAACGTAAAATTGAAGATGAAAAAGTTGAAGATATGTACAAATCACAAGAAAATCGCCCTGTAGACCCTTAAAAAGAGAAAAATGACTCCAAATCACGATTTTTTAGACAATTTAGCTAATGATCAGCATCAAAAAATGCTTCGTGAGATCGCAAATGACGATTTGACACCGAAAAAGCGAGATTCTATCGAAGAAACTGAATTTTTTGAAAATGAAACAGATCCAGAACCACTCTATGAGTGAAAAATGATTTAATACCTTAATAAATAAGATATAATCGCAGGATTCTTGTGCCTTTAGAAAGGGTAAGTCGGGGTTTTAAGGATATTAGTATGACTTTTCAGACTAATCCTCTGACAAGTGATCTTATTGTGCTTAAAAATGAGAATGCAATTGCCCGTTCTGTAAGGAATATCGTATTTACGATACCAGGTGAGAAATTTTTTGATGAAACTTTTGGTTCTAACATCAATCGATCACTTTTTGACAACATTGATGAAATATCATCTTTAATAATTAGAGATCAAATTTCAGAATCGATTGAAAGATTTGAACCAAGAGTTCGTTTAGTTGAAGTTGAGGTTTCTCCCGATTTTGACAACAATGCTTTTGATGCCGTAATCACATATGAGATTATTGGTGCTGACATTCCTCCACAAGAATTACAATTTGTCTTGCAGCAAACTAGGTAAACAATGCCATTAGCTAATTTCACAAACCTAGACTTTAGTCAGGTAAAAACAACACTTAGAGAATATCTAAAGGAAAACTCTAATTTTACTGATTATGACTTTGAAGGGTCAAACCTTTCGACTCTTCTTGATGTTTTGGCATACAATACCTACATTACTTCGTACAACGCGAACATGGTCGCGAATGAAGTATTCATTGATAGTGCGACATTAAGAGAAAATGTCGTATCTTTAGCAAGAAATATCGGATATCTCCCTAGATCTAGAAAAGCAGCAACTGCTAACGTTAGTTTTTTCGTAGATACAAGCAATATCACCCCTGTTCCTAGTACAATTACTCTTAAAAAGGGAATTGTAGCTACAAGTCAAGGATCTTTTGGAAGACAATCATATACTTTCTGCATTTTAGAGGATATAACAGTACCAGTTGCGGATAATATTGCATCTTTTAACGATATTTTCATCTATGAGGGATCTCTTTTAACTACTAATTTTACATATAGCGCAAGAACACCCAATCAAAAATTTGTTTTAGAAAATCCAGGTATTGATACTGACTTACTTACTGTCACAGTAAGACCAAATGAGCAATCAACTAGAAGTGTGAAATATAGTCGTCAAGATAGTCTTTTCGACATTAAGTCAGACTCTAAAGTTTACTATCTTCAGGAAGTTGAAGATGAAAGATATCAAGTATTTTTTGGGGATGGAATTTTTGGCAATAAACTTCAAGATAACAATTTTATCACTGTAGACTATATTACATCTAATGGCGATGCTGCAAATGGAGTAAATCAATTTACTTTTGCCGGTAGATTTGTATATACAAGAAATTCTCAAGAATATACAGTAACATCTGGAATTTCTCTTATCTCAACCGGAATATCCGCATCTGGAGGAGAATCAATTGAAGGTGTGGAGTCAATTAAGAAGTTTGCACCAAGAATCTATGCATCTCAGAATAGAGCTTTGACTGCAAATGATTATGAAACACTGATTCCAGCAAAAATTTACCCAGAAACTGAATCTATTTCAGTTTTTGGTGGTGAAGAGTTAGTTCCTCCACAATACGGCAAAGTTTTTATCAGTATTAAACCAAGATTTGGCGATTTTCTTCCAAATCTGATCAAAACAAATATCAAAAACAAATTAAAAAAATATGCGGTGGCAGGTATTGTTCCTGAAATTTTAGATCTCAAATATTTGTACTTAGAGGTAAATACAAAAATTTACTATAATACTAATTTTGCACCATCAGCAACATTTGTTTCATCAATCGTTCAAAACAACACGACAAAGTATTCTGAGTCAAGTGAGTTGAACAAATATGGAGCAAGATTTAAATATAGCAAATTTTTGAAAATGGTTGATGATAGTCATGAATCAGTGACTTCAAATATTACAACCGTAGCCATGAGAAGAGATCTTAGAGTGGTTACAGATACATTTGCTGAGTATCAAATTGGATTTGGAAATTCTTTCCATATTAAGAGCATGAGTGGATATAATATTAAAACTTCTGCTTTTAGAATCGCAGGAATTCAGGATAACGTATATTTGTCTGATATTCCAGATACTAACAGAACCACTGGATCTCTTTTCTTCTTCACTTTACCAAGTGTCGGATCACAATCGCCAACTATTGTAAGAAGAAATATTGGAGTTATTAATTATGTTAGTGGAACTATCACTCTAAATCCTGTTAATATTTTGGCTGCTAAATTAAGAGATAATCAACCAACTATTGAAATTGAGGCAACTCCCTCATCAAATGATATTGTCGGATTACAGGATCTTTATTTGCAACTAGATATAAGTAGCAGCAATTTTGAAACTGTGGTCGATGATATAGCTTCTGGTTTAGACCCGTCTGCTTCTAGTTACATTGTATCCTCCAGTTACCCCAATGGAAATCTAGTTCGTTCAGGTGGTCCAGAAACACCGTCTGTCTCTTCTGGAACAGCAACGGGAGGTTCTTCCGTAGCAACATCAAGGACAACTGTACAACAGTCCGCTGTATCAACGCCACAATCTACTACATCAACATCTGGTTCCTCAGGTGGTTCCTCAGGTGGATCATACTCTTACTAAACACAAAGAAGAAAATTCATAAAATGTCAGAAAACAGAGTTCAGTTTAATGCTATTGTCTCCAATCAACTTCCTTTGTATGTAAAGGAAGATTTTCCACTTATCTCTGAATTTTTAGAGCAGTATTATCTTGGACAAGAGTATCAAGGTGGACCAGTCGATCTCATTCAAAACATTGACAAATATATTAAATTAGATGAAACGACTAATTTATCAGAGTCAGTTGTTTTAAACGGTGATCTTGATTTTGATGAAACAACGATTCAAGTTGATCCAGGGGAATCTCCAACTGGAACTACTGGATTTCCAGACTCTTATGGACTTTTACAAATAAATGATGAAATAATTACATATACAGGAAAAACGAATTTTTCATTCACTGGGTGTATTAGGGGTTTTGTTGGAATTACTTCGTACAGAAGTGAACTTAATAAAGAAGAAGTTATATTTAAAGAAACAGAATCTAATGATCATAAAGATGGATCAACGATTAAAAATTTAAGTTGTTTATTTTTAAAAGAATTTTTATTAAAAACAAAATATCAAATTGCACCAGGTTTTGAGGACAGGAGTTTTACTTCTCAATTAAACCAAAATATTTTTATAAAACAGGTAAAAGATTTTTATTTAAGCAAAGGAACAGATGTATCTTTTGAAATTTTATTCAAAGCATTATATAATGAAGATGTAAAGATCATAAAACCCAGAGACTTTCTAGTTGCACCATCAGATGCTCAATATAGAGTTGTAAATGACTTAGTAGTTGAAGCTATTGACGGAGATCCAGAAAATTTAGAAAATGCAACACTGTTCCAAGATCAATATAAGTTTGGGAATGGTATAAACAAAGCATATGCTCCAATCACAGACATTGAAAAAATACATGTTGGATATGGACAAACTTTTTACAAAATTAGTTTTGATGGTGGATATGACAGAGACATTAGGGTTGAGGGATCGGCCTATGGACAATTTGCTGTAGAACCATCGACTAGGATTATTGGACAAGTTTCCTCTGGTTCTACAATTCTTGATGTTGATTCGACAGTTGGATTTGGATCTACAGGAGAACTGTATGTGTCATACTCTGACACAACTACAGGGGTAGCATCTTATACATCAAAATCTCTAACTCAATTTTTTGGTGTTACTAACGTAACTAAAACAATTCCTGATGCAACTACAGTTGGTGTCAATACTTTTGCTTATGGAAGATCTAAATTAGATCAAGATGATATTATTAAGGTTAGAGTTAATTCTGTTTTAGGATCAATCAACCTACCGCCAAATACAAGTGATCTTTTAAAGGGTGGAAAAATTAATGTAACGACTTTAGGATTTTCTGACGATAATAAAAAAACTAAAAATTGGTTTTATAACATAGCGCCAATTTATAAAGTAAACAAACTGGAGTTGATTGATTCTTCAGATAATACCTATAAGGTTACTTTAAATGTTAGACCTCAAATTAAACCTGGTGATTTCGCTGACTTCGTTTTAAGCAATGGGACAAAAAAATCAACAAGAGTGGTTTCTGTTGGTTCAGAAAAATCTTTTAATGTTAGAGGTCAGGGAGAACTTGATTTAAATTTAACTTATAAGATTCAAAGAAATATTTTAAAAGGAACTTCAAATACTTTTAGTAATATAAATCGTTTTTCTACAGATGTATCGAATGTTTATAAGAATGGAAATGATTATCTAGTAGCTTCACCATCTATTCCGCATTATGAATCTTTGCCACTCAACGTTTCTTCAAGAAGCGTTACTTTTTCTGGAACTTTTAATGGAAATCAATTCACCATATCTCCAGGCAAAGAACATGGATTTTATACAGGCGATGCTGTTCAATATACCGCTGGTTTAGTTAGCGAAACTTCTATTGATGACTCTGGCAGTTCCGTTACCAAGAAAGTTAGAGGGACTGGCCTTTTTGATGACGGACTTTACTTTGTAAAAAGAATTGATGGATTTACTCTACAATTTTCAAGAAGTAGAGATGACATTTATAATTCAAAATTCGTATCACTATCTAAAGAAACTACAGTTTCAAATAGTGTTGTAAAACCATACGAATTGGAAGGTCATGATTTAGTAGATCAAAAATTAGTAAGAGAATTTTCTATTCCAATTAATGATGGCACTATAAGCAAAACAGAACCAGGATTTACTGGTATGCTTGTAAATGGGGTCGAACTGCTAAATTATAAATCAAAAAATGCTGTTAATTATGGAAAAATTGAAAATATTGAAATCCTTGCACCTGGAACAAATATTGACGTAATAAACACACCAAATTTAATTATCAAGGATTCTGTTGGAACTGGTGCTACTGGATATGTCGCCGTATCTGGATCATTGTTAGAAATCAGAATTATAGATGGAGGATTTGATTATCTTGAAACTCCGATCTTAAAAATTTCCGGCGGAAATGGATCTGGTGCCTTAGGTCAAGTCAATATGAAGTCCATTGTGCATAATGTGGACTTTTTTGCAGATTTAGATTCAAAACAAGTTGTAGTTGGTTCTGCTGCTACTCAATCAAGAATTGGTTTTTCAACATACCATAAATTTAAAAATGCAGAGCAAATAATTTATAAAACCAATGACCAAGATGGTATAAGTGGAATAGTAACTAATGCGTCTTATTTTGTTTCTACAATTGACAATACAACAGTAAGTTTACACCCTACCCAAGGTGATGCGATTGCTGGGCTCAATACAGTATTTTTAACATCTCATGGTGTTGGAAAACATTCACTCCAATCTGTAAGTAAAAAGTCAGTAGTTGACTCAATTAATATTGTTAATAGTGGATCTGGATATGAAAATAAAAAAAGAACAGCACCAGCTGCAACTGGAATTAACACTGTTTCGGATTCTATTTTAATTAATAACCATGATTACAGTTCTGGTGAAAAGATAAACTATACATGCACAGGGACAGTTGCATCTGGACTTTCTAATGATACAGAATATTATGTAACTAAAATCAACGATCACTCTTTTAAATTATCTCAGGTTGGGGTTGCCTCTGACACTGAATTTTATTATAGAACAAACCAATATATTGACATTACCTCTGTTGGTGTAGGGACACATACATTTAATTATCCCTCGATCACAGCAACATTAACAGGAAAGATTGGTATATCATCTATCGGATCAGAAACTTTTGAAGCCTCAATTCAACCAATTATTAGAGGTGTGGCAACTTCGGTTCATTTGGAGAATGGAGGTGTTGGATATGGATCCTCGGATATTGTTGGTTTAGATCATCAACCATCAATATCTCTAGATACCGGAGTTGAAGCTCAACTTCAACCAGTTATTAGTAACGGAAGAATTGTTCAAGTAATCGTTTTAAATTCGGGGAGTAGATATTTTTCAACACCAGATCTTGATATTGTTGGAGATGGTGTTGGTGCTGTTTTAACCCCAGTTATGTCTGGAGGTTCAATTACTGCTGTTAATATAATTGAACAAGGTGCAGGATATGATCAAGGATCTACGGAAATTAATATTATCCCTGCCGGATCAACAGAAGTGTTGCCAGAGTTTAAAGCCAATCTCAAATCATGGACAGTAAACTTATATAATAAGTATTATCCATATTTTGCTAAGGATGATGGTGTTGTTGTCAACGGTAGATTAGAACTTCAATACGCTCATCTTTATGCTCCTAGAAAACTTAGAGAAACTGTATATGCAATTGATCAAGATGGAAATACTTTATATGGGGAAAGTGATTTAAGAAAAGTCAACAGCATTGAGCAAGCATCAACTAAGCACTCTCCAATTTTGGGATTTGCCTATGATGGAAATCCAATCTATGGTCCATATGGATATAGCACCACAACTGGTGGAGTAGTAACTCAGATGAAATCTGGGTATGAACTCAAAATACAAGAGGGTAGACCCTCTACAGGTATTTTTCCAGAGGGATATTTTGTAGAAGATTATACACACTATGAAGTATCTGATCAGAGTGTCCTTGATAAAAATAATGGTAGATTTTGTATAACTCCAGATTATCCTAACGGAACTTATGCATACTTCATGACTATTGATGATAAATTAACTGCTGCGAGTGGAGTATTTGAAAAATATAAGGAACCTGTTTTTCCATATGTAATTGGAGAAAATTATCACTCTATTCCAAATAAATTTAACTTCCAACTTGGATCAAACCAAGATGATTATGATGTTGCAACAAATGGATGGAAGAGAAATACAAGTCCATATAATTTAATAGAAGATGATTTAGAGTATCCATATGTTTACATTCCAAATAAGTTAAATCAAACTGGTTCTGTAACGGCTTCAACTCCTGGACAGATTTCTAGAATTGGTATTGTAACTAGTGGTAGTGAGTACAGAATTGGTGAGGAATTAGAGTTTAATAACAATGATACTGGTGGCGGAAGAGTAACTGCAAGGATTAGTAAATTAAAAGGAAGATCTGTTAATAACATTAGTGTAGCTTCTAGTATTTTAGAAAATGTAGAATTCTACCCTGGAGAATCTAAAGGTGAATATTTAATTTTTGCAGATAATCCACATAATTTTGAAAATCTTGATATCATTTCAATTTCTGGATTATCAACGACCTCTTCTAAAATTGAAGGCACATATAGTGCTGGTATTCAAACTAATAGACTAAGGATAGCAGGACTTGGAAGCACTGGCGTTGCCATAGGAGCACCTAGTGTTACTGGAATTGTAACTTTCTTCAGAGTAACTGGAGATTTGTCTTACCCAAGTATTAGAGAAAATGATATTCTCTTAGTTGGTAGTGAGAAAATAAAAGTATTGAACGTGGACACCCTATCCTCTAGAATTAGAGTTTTAAGGGCAGTAGAGGGGACTACAGGGTCCTCTCACACGATTGGTAAGTTCATTTATGAAGTTCCAAGAAAAATTAAAGTTAACGCAGGTTTTAACACAGATTATAACTATAGTCTAAACAAACAAATTTATTTTGATCCATCAAGTGCAGTTGGTTTAGGAACAACCACTGGTGTTGGCATTGGAACAACGATTTCTTTTGCAAATCCAGGATCAGGAATAACACAGGCATTTATTCCAACTAAGAGTATTTTCATTAAAAACCATAACCTTAAGACCGGAGATCAAATTACATATTCTCCTGGCACTGGTGGATCTGGTATTATTGTCCAGGATGAAACAAACGTTGGAGTAGGGACAACTCTATCTGATGGTCAAACTTTATTTGTTGCAAAAATATCTGATGATTTAATTGGAATTGCAACCATTAGAGTTGGACTCGGAACCACAGGAACATTTGTAGGTGGAGCCAACACAGATTCCTCTACATTATTCTTTAGATCGGTTGGTGCGGGTGACACTCATAGTTTCTCTACAAATTATAACGTAATTACCGGACAAGTCCAAAGAAATATAGTTACTGTTTCTGCAGCAGAAACTCATGGACTTAGTGCTCCTCACAATATTTTTGTAAAAGTAAATCCACAAAACACTGGAATTGTAACTGTAAAATATAATGACAACAATGGAAGAATAGTAATCAATCCAGTTGGATTTGTAACTGCAGGTGTCAATACTTCGACAAACGCAATTACCTTATCTTCTCATGGATTTAAGACTGGTGATAAAATTATTCATACATCTTCAGTACCATCCGTGGGACTGGATAATGAAAAAATGTACTATGTTGTTAAAGTTGACAATAATACATTAAAACTATCAAATACTTATTTTGATTCAACTCAATTAAAGCCAATTGTGGTTGGAATAACAAGCGCATCGCTTGGAACAATTAATCCAATTAACCCTCCAATTGAACTTTACAAAGATTCCACTGTAACTTTTGATCTTTCCGATTCTTCTCTCGCATATACAAGACAAGGGACGACATATTCAGCTTTTGAATTTAATCTCTACACTGATAAAAATTTCACAAAAGTTTGGAACACTTCGGAAACTAGCAATACCTTTGAATTAATAAAAACGGGACAGGTGGGAACTGCAGGAGCAAAAGCCACTTTAACAGTTAATAAAAACATCCCAGAAATTTTATACTACAAATTGGATATTTTAATAGAAAAAAATGTTCCAGATGTGCCCAAAGCGAAGGGAAATATTATCGTTGATAATGAAATTGTCTCTGGAAGTGAAATAAGAGTAGAAGAGAGTTTGTATAATGGTAAACATGTTATTACTTTGGGAACAACAACTTCATTCACTTATACCGTACCAAAAGTTCCAGAAAAACCATCATATGGATCATCTGCTGATATTTCATATGAGACCGATTGCACTCATACTTATGGACCTATCTCTGAGGTACAAGTAACAAATCCAGGATCTAATTATTATTCTCTACCAGGAGTAACTACTGTAACCACTGCATCTGGAAATGGAGCAGAGTTTGAAACTTTCGGAGTTGGCATTGGATCTGTAAAATCAGTATCACTTAAGGATATTGGATTTAAGTATCCATCAGATAGAACTTTAGATCCAACTGTTCTTTTCCCACAAGTAATAAAAATAGAGTCTCTTGCCTCATTTGATTCTGTTGGAATTGTGTCCTTCGGCAGAGGATTCATGGTGGCACCCAAGTTGGTGGCTATTGACGGAGTAACTGGGAAGGTAGTTCCTGATGTAGATTTCAAAGTAACTCCAGGAGTATCTGAGGTTGAAATCCTTCAGAATACAAAAGGAATGAGTAATGTTACTCCAACCATCATTCCGACTGAGAGTGGAGCTGGTGTTGGTATTAGTTCGATATCATATACTCCTTCAACTGGAATTGCAACTGCAACATTATCAGTTGGATTCAGTACAATTAATTCTTTCCCATTTGTAGTTGGAGACAAAATTCTTGTAGAGGGAGTTAGTGTTGGTGTCGGATCAACAGGAAAAGGATATAATTCATCTGCTTATGATTATAAACTGTTCTCAGTGACCGGAATCACTGAAAATTTGGGTGGAATTGGTGATGTGTCATTTAATGTTTCCGATCTTCTTGTTGGAAGTGAAATTCCAGGAACATTTGATTCTGTAAATTCTTCTGGAAAGATACTGGCACAAAAACGATTCCCATCTTTTGATGTATTTTTAGATACTCATAACTTTATTGTTGGAGAGACAGTTAAATCTGATTCTGCAATAGGAGTCGTTGACAGTTGGGATACGAAAATTGTAACTTTAAGAGTCTCTTCAAACAATAAATTTAAAGTTGGAGAGATTATAGAGGGGACAAGTTCAAAAACTCAGGGAGTCGCTTCTTCTATCAAATCTTATGCAGAGTATGCAAACTTACAAACATCATCCATAACAGTACAAGGATGGCAAAATGACACTGGATTTTTAAATAAAGATATTCAAAAGATTCAAGATAGTTTCTACTATCAAAACTTCTCATACTCTATCAAGTCTAAAGTTCCATATGATACTTGGAATGATTCTGTTGCTAGTTTAAATCATACATTAGGATTCAGAAAGTTCTCTGATTATCAATTAGAAACAATGAATGAGAACAACATGTCTGTTGGTCTCACAACTGCTCTTACCACATTAAGTGCTGTTAATCATCTGGACGGATTTGCAAGTCTAAATTGTGTTTATGACTTTGATTTAGCCACAGAAAATAATCTAAATCAAAATACGAGGACAATTTCAAATGAAATTATATTTTCAAATAGAATCTTAACTGA